GTCGAGAGAATACTATGAGCGTTGTAGAAATGCTTTTTGGCGTGAATACAAAAAGTTCAAGAATAGTATGTCGGGGGCTGATATGAGTCTCAAAGTTAATACTGGAGTCAACCTAACATCATTTAGGGATTGGTTTCAGGAGAAGATCGCGAGCGCGTCAGAAGCGGTTCGTGAGTATATAGCTGTTAAACAGATTGGGGTTCCCAAATCTGTTTACGATCGATTCAAAATCACTGGTTTTTTTGACTCGAAGAGAGATGTTATTATTGGCACCACTATTGGTGCTGTGGTTGGAGCTGGAGCCGTTGCAATGTTCTGGGGCTCGATGTATGTTTATGATAAATATACACCAGAAGAGCCAAGATACGAAGGTCCAGCTGATATAGTGAAAGAGTTTGGCAATTTTTGTTCGTTGGCAGCTATTATTGCTGCTGCGACGGGAGTTGGTACTTGTGGTTTTCACAAGGCACTGGAATCCGCTCGTGATGCTGATTTTGTTTCCCGCATAGTTAGTATTTTTACTAAGAATGTTGAGAAATATTATGACGGCGCGTACAAAAATTGGAAAAATGATAGGATAGAAGAGCTTCTGGGTGAGCATGCCAGACTCGGTGAGAATATTGTTCAGTGTGGAGATGATCGCGTGTTAGCAGAAGGGTTTGAAAATCAGGTCTTTTATGTAAAACTTGAACTCCTTCTTCTAACGCGAGATGTGTCACAATATGGAACAGTTCTCACCGATATTTGGAGATCTTTCCTCAAAGTTCTGGGATACACCGCCTGTGCTGCAGGTGTTGTGTTTGTCCTTTGGATGTCCGTAGGATATATGACAAATGAGCGTTTTAGGCTTAGTTTGTTGAATATGACTGCGCCGCGACATGCTGTGGATGCAGTTGTGGGTTTCGCCCGCGACACTTCTGCGGTTGTCGTCGACGCCAAAAATAAAGCGGTTGAGTCTGTCACTCATGCTGCCGAAAGTACCAAGGACGCTATCAAGAACATTACGGATAAAACCGTGAAAGTCGTTAGCGATTGGTACAACGGTACGGCAGATGTCAGTATTCAACACGATGGCACTATGACGATTCTCGTCAATGGTGTTTCGTATGAAGGTATTGTTACAATACCGGAAGTTTTATTCCCTGACTATATCGTGCGGTTGTGTGATTCTATCTTCCGTTTTCTTGAAGATAGGTACACTAGCTTTGGTATGGTCTCGGAGGAACAGCCAAAATTTGAGGGTGGTTACCGTAAGGGCCACTGGGATTACCGTAATGGTATTCGTTTTTGGAATGGAGAGGATGCTTCGTATATAGAGCGAGCTAAAGGAGAGTATAAAATGAGGGGTCATTCAAATCGTGCTGCTGAAGAGCTGGCACGTTTGGAGAGTGAAATGCGCGCTATTACGCGCAAGATTGCTGACGACCCAGAGTTTAAAAACTCTTATGATGCTTACTTAGCTATCCGAGAGGCGAAAGACAAGCTTGAAAGTAACTGGGAACAGGTTTATTCTGGTTCTTGGGAGGCGAACAAAGGTTTTATTGAGTCTCATCGCCATAATATTTGGCGAGACAAGCAAATAGGGAAAAATGTTGCCGAGGCGGCCAACAAAGCGTTGAAAGATGCTGGTAGTTTAACCGTTGCGGTTAATAGTGCCGCAGCCCAAGAAAAAGCAGCCGAGGTCCCATCTTTTGCAAAAGTTGCAACAATCCGAAAAATGTTGGAGAAATCCATAAAGGACAATGTTGCAGGTTATGTTAATTTTGGACTGAAGAAGCATGGTGAGGCCATGGAGAAATATGTTACTGAGCAGATTAAGAAGCTTGATCCGAAGGTACAAGATCGTGTTCGAGATGAGTTTAAGGATAATTTTGTTCTTGCTCTTAGAAACGCGATCAAGGCGCCTGATGGAAAGGAGCTTTTTCTGAATGGTATTTGGCAAGGATTTTGGAAAGATGTTGAAGTTCAGCCTGAAATTGTCGCTCCTGTTGGATCGATGCCTTTAGTCCGAAGAACAGATACGTCTGATGATCCTCAAAAACTTATTGGTAACTACGATCGTTATACCATGATGTTGGGTGAGCGTGACTCAAATATTGAGAATGTGGGTAATTTTATTACCCATCATGATGGCTCGATTATTAATGGCAAGCGATCGTGGCATACTAAGCAAAGTTTTAAACCACAAATTGATGCTCTGGTGAAAGGCTTCAGCACGTTCTTGGAAGAGATTAACACTCTCAACAAGAGTTATAGTGGTGATGTCAAAGCTGAGGATCAGTTTAAAATTGTTGGAAAAGTTGGTAATCCTATTGTTGTTAAGGGCAACCCTCCTAATCGCCGAAATTTAGTTGAGGCCAATCAAAGAGTTCGGGAATACTGGACCAAGGTTGAATCCTCAATTAAAGAAGTGGAGGAGTGGCTTGGTGACTCCGAGAAGATTATCAAAGAGTTTGAAGGACCTAATCTCCCTCCAACTTGGGCCAAGGTGGTTGCCGGAGATAAGTCTTTGAAGGAAGGAATGTCTCAGGCCAATGTGGCCCCTGTTGTAGTTAAAGCTCCTGAAAAGCAGGAAGAGAAAACTACTGATCGTAAAGTTTGGAAGTGCCCTTGTGGATACGATAATTTTGTTTGGAGAGACACTTGCAACCGTCCTGGTTGTGTACATACGCGAACTGGAAAGGAGCGTGGTGTTATCTCTTTTCAGAGAAGAGTGTCGGAGAAACAAGAAGGTCCAAAGTTGAGGGATCAGGCGTTTGAGCACCTTGCTGCTAGCTATGAGCGCAAACTTGAGAAAAAGGTTGCTGAGAAGCAATCTCAAAAGTTTGAAGGACCGACCTCTAATGGTGGTTTCACAATATCATCTGTATCTGCCTCTATTTTTGAGGCTTACGTTGGTGATACATGTTGTGGGTCCGTTCCTTTTGTTGTGATAGGTGATAGAACCGGGTTGCTTGTTAACGAGCATAATTTGAAGTTTGGTATGAAGGTGAAAATTCCTAGTCATACCAATCCTACAGTCCCGAATATTCTGTCACTGAACCAAATGGCTTATTCGAAGGTTGGTTTGGATCTTGTTCTTTTTGAGCAATTTCAGATGCCTTCCGGTGTTAAGCCGTTGAAAGTTAGGTTTATTTCTGGTAAGAGTGATAGACAAGAGTCAGGTGTTCTTGTGGGATTTGACCCTCATAAGAAGATGGCTTTTTCTGTTATCCCTTGCCACTGGAAATGTTTGGAAGTTGGAAAGGTGTGCCACGATGCAAGTACTACAAATACTTCTTGTGGCATGGCTTTGATGGATACGACTGGTCATGTTATCGGTATCCACAGTGATGGTAATAGTGGTTATGCGCTATTACCAAACTCTGCGGTTACCGTTGATGAGGCGGTCTTTTCAAAAAAATAGAGAGAGCGCCGCGTGCGCTCGAGTCTAGGGCGCAGGCTTTTGAGCGTTGGCGCTCCTCTATGTTTAGTCGTCCATTTTGTGCTTCTCGGTATTCATACCTAACTTACATGGGGACTCGGTTGTCACAACCGGTTCCCCTTGAAGCGAGGTGTGAGTTGAAGAGAAATAATATTGTTAATTTTTTCGACGAAAGTCGGAAAAGTTTTTTTGTTGAACATGCTGGAGATTTTGTTATAACAAATTCGACAGTGGACCATCTTTGGAAATCTGTGAAGAAGATGGATGCTGCAGTTTGTTATAAGTTCAGAGAGGATGAAACTTATTTATCCGCTTTGGATTTTGTAGCTGGCATGTTCGATCCTGTTTTTCGTTTAGGAGAAATGGGTTTTTATGATATACTCGGCGAGGTCGTTATCAAGACCTCCTCGGGCGTGATTGATAAAATGCGTGGTCTACCTAAAAAAGAAGACTGTCTTAAGGCTAATCTACCTTACACTGAATATGTCAATCCGGATACTGATGAAGTTCCGATTTGGCAAGTTTCAGGTAAGGTTGAAGTCAAAGAGAGGTCCTCTTATATAGGAGAGACAAAGCAAAGAACCTTTATTATTGAACCGTTTCACCATCTTTGGATGACGAAGAGGTTTTACGGTTTGCAAAATAAGGGTCTGATGATGCAAGGATGGTCATATTACGGTTTCAACCCATATGAAGGGGGTGTCAACTCTCTCGCTCGAAGTCTCTTAAAACACAATCGGTTTTGGGAGCTTGACGGAAAAGGTTGGGATCGTTTAATGGCCATGATGGTTGAAATATATCAGTTAAGAAATCGCTATCGCGAGCCCTCTAAGGAATTAGAGTGGACTTACAAGTGGTTGATTAACTCTGTGTTACAGTTACCTAATGGTGACGTTGTTTTCAAATCATGGGGGAACAACTCAGGGTCTGGTAACACAACTGGTGATAATATTATAGGAATGTCTATTGTTATCGCTATGGTGTTACGTAAACTCGGGCTTGATCCCAGTGAGTTTGATAAGTGTGTGACAGTCGCCATTTTTGGCGATGATGTTGTTGGATCGGATTCGATCCCCTGTTCGGATGAGGAGCTCGAGAAAGCTTTTAGACATGTTTTCACTGATTTATTCGGTATCGTTTTGGATCCGTTTATTATTAGTCGAGATCTTGCTGATATGCACTTCTTGGGTTTCAAGTTTGCTCAGTGTGAGAAAAATGTGTGGGTGCCACAATACCCACTTGAAAAGTTGTGTGCTTCTGTACTTGGCAACGCTAAGTCGATGGATGTTAGAGCTGAAGTTTCGAAGCTCTCTTCGTTGATGTTGATGTCTGCCGGGCACGGGCCTGACGTTTTTAATTTTTTCCGTGAGGCTCTGTTAGATGTTGTAACCTGTAGTGCTGATCCATACTGCGAAACTTTGCGAAAGCATAACCTTGATGTTGTGATTCCAAAGTATTCAGCAGTTCTTGATTGGTACTGCGGGTTTGAGGGGCCTAAGGCTTCTGACGAAGGAACGCGTATTGGTTTGTTTTTGAGATTTGCTGATCTCAAATAGAGTTGATATGCTTTTAGGTTGGAAGGAGGGATAAAGCATTTTATGATGGCTATGAAGAATAAAATTGGTTTGTCGTCTTTTGATGAAGACAAAATGCGTGCTCGTTTGCGCGCCCAGGGTCTTCCTAAGCAGGAGATTCATAAGCGTGTTGAACAGTCTAGACATGATCGCAAGGTCAGTGCTCTAGAGAAAGCACCACCAAGGCCGCAAGCTGCTAGAGAGCTGAATCGAGCTCTTGATAACCAGCTTCGGTTTCTTCAAGCCCAGAGGATGAAGAAGCAACAGCGAGAGCTGTTAGAGCGTAAGACTGTTGAGAAGGCTTTCCGACAGCATCCTAAACAGGCGACGCAGGCCGCTGCTCAGGGTCTCGGGAGGAAAACCCCCGAACAGAAAGCTGAAAAGAAGGCCCGTAAAAAGGCTAAAATGCGAAAGTACGCGAAAGAAGCGGCAGAGGAGTCATGGTGGAAACCACTAACTGACATGGGAGCGGAGCTAATTCCAAAGCTTCTTCCTATGTTGATTGGTCTTGGCGACTACGAAGAGACTGAGGTTCCAATGAAGATTGGTCAACGCCCAGTTTCTAACTCGCTCCTTGCAGCTAGTTCGCGTGGAAGTGAAGGGTATCAGGTCCCGTTCATGCATAGGGTTGGAGAAAAGGTGAGAGTTCAACATCGCGAATTTATTGGTGATGTTTATTCCTCTACAAGCGCCTTTACGGTGCTTTCTTTTCCCCTTAACCCGGGTATGAACGAAACTTTCCCTTGGTTGTCGCCCATCTCGATGCAGTTTACATCGTATCGTTTGATGGGCATGTGTGCGGACTTTGTTTCACAAGGTTCTGACTATGCTAATTCAGCTGGATTGGGCTACGTCGCTTTGGCGACGCAATACGATACAGCTCGTCCTGGATTTACTAACAAGCGCGACATGCTGAACTATGAGTTCGCTGACGCTTGTAAACCGTCTAGGAATATGTGCCATTGGATTGAGTGCCGTCCAAGCGACATTCCCAATGATGAGAAGTTTGTTCGTGCCGGGAATATACCATCCGGCACTGACATTAGATTGTACGACCATGGAACTTTATATCTTGCGGTAGGTGGAAACACCGCCGGAGGTTCAGTTATTGGTCAGTTGTGGGTAACTTATGATGTGGAGTTCTATCTTCCGCAAGCTGGTTATGGTTCATCTGGGACTATTAACTACGCGGGATATACAACTTTCACTGGTGTTGCTGCCTCCACCCCCACAGGAACAGGCAGTTATACTACTGACGCGAGAAATTCAATGACTTTGACCACAGCAAGTAATGGCTGGATCTTTCCGAATGGGATTCGCGGAGACTATAAATGTGTGGTGCTTTGGAACGGAACAGCAGGTGCTGCTGGTTCTGGTCTTAGCACTCCGACTGTTAGCTCTGGAAATTCTATTAATGAAATTAATTGGGGAACTGCCGTCGCAGGCAATTACACTTTTTACTGTAATTTTCTTGTTACAGTCAATACTGATGCTTGCGTCCTTGCTTTTCCTGGATCCATAAGTGCTTTGCCAACGGGAGCTGCTTCAGTTTACTTTATTGTGACTCAAGTCCCTATTGGAACTGTAGACATCCCAATTTTTGATTGGGCTGGTCGAAACTTTCAGGATCGATACTCGAAATTTATGAAGCGATTTGATGATGGAA